CCGCCCTCCTCGCCATACTCACCACCCATAAAAAAACGGACTTTACGCCCATCATTATGGGCTGAAACATGCTTACGCAATCGTTTAAGAAACTTCTGAAAATCCGCATATTCTAACGACCCCCTAGCTGGCAAAAACTCATCTGAATAGGTGAGTGTGACCGCACAATTATCGGGCCATAGCTGCGCCTCATGAACGCACCTAATTGCCCACATTTGGCTGTACCGCAACCTGCAGCCGATGCACCGGCCGCAAGACACTGAAAAGTCGAACAGGGCCGAGGATTTAACAATACGAACATTGCCATCCTGACCCCTGATCGCCCGAAGAGGCGAATAACACGGCATTAGAAGCGAAAACCACCACGCATCGGACTATTGAGATTAGCCGCTTTAGTGTGCTTAGAATGCGAACGAAACTGGGAAGCAGACTTCCCTTTAGAAACCGACTTACGACGAAGAGGGGACATAGAAAAACCTTTCAAAAAGATTTAAAAAAACAGGAGACACAAACGCAGAATACTGCCTTTTGGTGTCACCTGCAACAGTTACATCAAGTAAAGACTGTTGCAGGCCCCATGAAATGGGTAACGAACTCGTACTTCTAAGGTATGGTGTTCCCACCAACCAACGGGTCCTTCGGACCCGAAGAAACCTCCGGTTTCGGATTTGTAAAAGAGGCATTAGGCGCATTGGCGACTATGCCCAATTTAACCGCTTCATCGCGATTAGCATCGTCCGAGCAAAACTGGACGAATTGATGCGGATCGTTATCAAAACGCTTCCGCAGGGCCGCAGGAAGGGCCATAAACGCGCTATCCGCGCTTCTAAGGGCATTCATGGCGCTCTGGTAATCCCAGACGCCCTCAAAGTCCCCATAGCTCGGCAAACGAGCCGGTGAGGGCAAATGCCCTGTAACCCCAAACCGATTAACAATCGTGTTGATATCAACCTCCTCACGAAAGGATTGTTGAGCAAGAGACGGATCGGCACATAAAAGGCCAGACTCGTCAGAGACCGCATCGCGGTCATAATTAAACGCCGAACGGCAAAAAATAACGGATTTCATAATAACCTCTTAAAGATAAACGGAAAAAATATTCAATCACCTACGCCGTACTGCGGCGCATAACGGGGCTGACGCCCCAAAGTACCCAAACGTCGGCCAGATTTGGCCGCCTGATCACGAGCAGAGCTCATAGAAGACGCTGACTCAGGATTAGCCCGAATAGCAGCCTTAGCACGCTCAACGGCATCCGCCGCCGAAGTAGTACCACGCTGAACAATCTTCTGAGCAGGACCAAGACCAGGAATAGCAGCAGCAGCTCGCCGAGCAAGATCGGCAGCATTACCGACAACCGAGGTCGAAGAAAGGGCAGAATTAACCGAACTGCCCTTCACAGCATCCTCAATGTGAACAACAGCCTTAGCCAAACTATCAGACAAAACCTCGACAGTCTTGTTAATAGCGTCAACGCCTTTCTCAATGTGAGGAGTAGCACCTTCAGCCACCTTTTCAAGAGGCTTCTTAATCTTCTCCTCCTGATGGCCAAGCCGCCACTTCTGAGAATCAACAGCCGAATTAATACCGGACTGCCATTTGTTACCAAATGTAGAAGGCATCGCACCAATCGGGGCAGAAGCCCCTCCCTGAGAATAGGCCAGCATCGGATTCAAACCAGCAGCCTCCATGTCCTTAACAGCCCGCTGATAGCTGGTATTGGACATGGACTGCTGAAATTGCATCTGCTGATTAGCAGCGTCCGAACTAGCAGAATTAGCCTGCTGCTGGCCGAGAAAACCGCCAAGAGCAGACACACCCGCACCAAGCAAACCATCAAAGACACTCATAACGACCCCTTAAAAGTGGTCAATTAAACCAGGCACGCTATACAACGGCATCGGCCGAGCGACCTTAGTCTGGAAAAACGAATCAAAAATAAACTGCTGACCATTAGCAGCAGCACCAACGGCCACCACTCGAGACACCGGGGGATTGTCCTGTATAAACGTTGAATTCAACGTAGGCAGAGAAGTGAACTTCTGCGCCAAATGCCAAGCATCAATAGTACCGGCAGCGGTAGAACGAAACAGCGAAGAAATACGCGACGGATGATAACGATACTCAGCCCACCGTTCCTGATAACCAAAAACATCCGCATCCGCGGAGGCACCAGTGCAATAAATTTCCTTATTCAAAATAGCTTGCTCGCCGAGCATCGCAAAGGCCGGAAAGTAAAAATCATAGCGCGTAGAACGCGACCACATCTTCCGAAGCCCCTGCTGATACGTAAGATCAGCACGAACGCAAACCATACCAATAATCACACCATGCTCAGTGAACGACTGAGTGAAACCATGACCATTAGCAAGCGTAGTACCAATACCGCCAAGAGTACCCAGCGGAGTGGTGCCACCAGTCAATCCAGTCTGACCAGTCTGAGCAACGGGATTAATAACAATGGGAGTTGAACCACCTCCCAAATACTCAGGACGCTGAAGACGCGCATCCGGAGACACAACACCAAAATGAGATCTAATAATCTCTGTATAACGAGTGCCGCCACGAGCATCACGCTCAAGTAACTTCTGGATCTGAAATGCTTGGCGCAACTGATTAATAGTCGCAGCCGTGGCTTGCGAAAGATCAGCATACAACGCATTAACCCCATTAGGTCCATCAGTATCAACCGTAGCACCCAAAAAATCCAAATGTGAACCACCATCCGGCGCCAAAAAACGCTGCTGGCTATACATCGTGGACCAAACACTGGCGGCAGCAGCCGAAGGAGCTGAGCCATCCATCGCAACACGCGCCCTAGTACCCAAAGGCAAACTAACAGAAGCACCCTTCTGAGGCCATGGCAGCGCAGACGTAAAATAGTCATGACGCTTACCGCGACGTAACAACGTGAAATCACTCGCAGTATCGGGACCGTCACCAGTGGGCACAACAACAGACGTCTGAAGATTCTCGTCTCGAAACCACTGGTTATAGATCAAATTATAAGCGCGAGCATGCAAATTAGCATGAGTAACAGTAGCAGCACCGCCAACCTGACCAACAGTCGGAAGTCCCATGTAATCCTGAAGAGAACCAACGGTATAGCCAGCAACAGGACTAGTGCAGGTAGGAACAACATAAGAAATAGAATCCCCAGGATTAACCTGCTCACCCATGAATTTCTGCCAATTAGACCAAACCAAACGATTAGGAACAAAGAAAAAAAACGAATCCAAGTGCAAATTATCCATCACCGGAAAAAGAGGAGTAGACAAACGAGCAAACGCAGTCATATTCAACCGGAACGTGTCACCCGGAAGCACTTCGTCTACATAAACCGGCACAAGGTAGCCGGCATCGAAGGTCGTTTTATGAGTATGCTCAATATCAAACGACGACCGCGGAATATCCGCTCGGGGAACCATAGCAAACTGGTGAACATCAACAGAACGATTTTTATGCATCATCATGACAAAAACTCCAAAAAAAACCCCCCGTAAGGGGGGAAAGGGGCTTACTTAATAAAATCAACAGCGCGGGCAATGGAGCGTGGTTTTTCGAGAAGCGAAAACGACGCGTCCAGATCGTTATACGATCCCAACTCATACATCTCATAATCAGAAGGGTGCTTCCCCATTTCCGAATCAGCACGAGCAACCTCATCACCAAACCCGCGAACAGCAGCGCCGACCGCCGGAACAAAGGCAGGACGCATGAACGCATCAACAGCAGAATCACGAATAGCGACAATAATCTGAATAGCCATAATAACCCCTAAATAGAGCGCCGAGATAAACCAAGACGCGCCGACGCAACCCGCGCCTTGTCTTGCAAACGCCGGGGCGTGTTATCACGCCACAGCTTGCCCATCTCCAACTTGGCTTTCAACTTCTTCTCATCATAATCACCAAGTTTGGAAACATACTTCAGGTAATACTTAGGGGCAGGTACCTTATGCCCCCGAGAAACTACCTTCAAATCAGTAAAAACATCACGCCAATACAAACGCATCCAATCTAATCCAACGCCAGGCTTAAGCGACATGTGCGCGAACTCCGGACAAATCTCATAGAGCTCACCGGAAGAGACGTCCAACTTCGTATAGTGCGCCTGCGCATTAGCGCCATATTGCTTCTTGACAATGTAACGAGCGATATAGGCCGCACTATCAAAAGAGGCTTCGCCGATCGTGGCAAAACCCCAAGGCCAGAGCTTGTCCAATGTCTTGGACGTCCACAAATGAGACTTACCCTCACGCTCTTGGAACACAACCTTATCGGCAAAATCCCAATTAAACAAAAGGGCATGAAAATGAGGGCGACCGCCCTCCTCGCCATACTCACCACCCATAAAAAAACGGACTTTACGCCCATCATTATGGGCTGAAACATGCTTACGCAATCGTTTAAGAAACTTCTGAAAATCCGCATATTCTAACGACC